GTGGGCAAGTCAGATGGTAATCTGAAAGGAGTAGCAGATCATCTCGAATAAGTGCTCGAGGAATATCGTCCAATCTAAACGGATTGGTCTTTACCCAATTGTATAGAATTGTGATCTCACGATCTCTCTCTGTAGCAATTTGTAATTTCTTTTCCTCGTGTCGCAAAGGTTTCAACAGTCCCTTAACCCTGAGTGGGTGGGAAAATTGTAACTTTGCTTCAACGGCCTCACGGTCGTAGTACTTTTCTTCTTTTCGTAGACGGAGTAGTTTACTGTTCGTTTGCCAACTTTCTATGAACTTCGCAAGAAGTTCGTCTGTTAACTCTAGTTGTCCTCTAGCGAGGTTGGCTACAGTTAGTCTCTTAGTTGGGACTGGTATCGACAATAAATTTTCCATCTCGGATAGCTTCGCAACTATCTCGGATTCCGAAATCACTTTCGGACCAAGGCGCGTTAAAATAAAGGGTGCGAACCCTTTGAGTTTCTCATGCGTAAGCAAGAGATCCTCCTCAAATTCATGTACTGGAAACTCGCGTTTCAGTATTCGAATTTGTTGATTATTCGCGCCATGGGTGAAGAAGCTCTGAACAATACGATGACCATTGGATGTAGGATTTAACGCCTGATCCATGATATCAGCATAGTGACCTTTCAGTCTACCTTGCCGATGCATTCGCAAGAATGCAATTGTATTTTCAGAACACCCAAATAAGATAGGTTTTCCAGTCTGCACTAGAAATCTAGGGAAATATACAAACTCCTTCCTATAGAGAAGGGATATGCAAATATCCTGTATCCAGGAAGCTAAGTGGAACAATGCCTCACGGTATGTTCTGCCAGTTTGTTCCATACGAACACCGAGAAGAGTAATCTTCCCCATGGCCGTATCGGAAAACATTCCCAAATCCTTCCCAGGATCCGTGAGGATCTTGGCCTTAGGTACGTCTAGGAACGGAAGTTCCGAGCGAACCTTTTTGAAGGTCCAGATTTCAGTAGAGTGGGAAGGACTCTTGGGGATTTCAAAACCTTCTTCTGCGTAGAAGCCTGTTTTGGATACGAACGTATCATCCTCACTGAGTTTATAACCCATCTTTTCCATCCGAGTTCTGTATACCACTTCTGCTGTAGAACCATCTTCACAGACAGTGCACTGGTCGTCGCCGACTAGTCTACTGTGTCTAGGGAATTTCATTCCCGACAGGGCAGTGATGCCCGATGCCGTGAGGACAGTTTTACTTCCATGGTCGCCCATGAATACGCCACAGCTAGTGACTCCTGAGATAATAAGGTTTTCCATAATTACGGAGAACGGCCGATTGCTACTCAACAGTTGTTTTACGACTGAAAAGTACCAATCCTGTACAGGCATCACTGCCTGAATTATTTCAAGAATCTGCTCAATGGCGGAGTGATATATATGATCCGTTGCTTGTTCGAGATCTGAGTTGAATACTTCGGTGTTACCACCGGAAAATACCCAACCCAGGTCTGGATCGGAAGATGTAAGTGAGAGCGACAACTCCCAAGCATGATTCGTGCCAGCAACTCCATTCTTTGTCTCACGACAAGTCTTGAGCCATTGGTATGTAAGATGTGACCAAGGTGAAAGAATAGTTGAGTGGTAGAAGCTAGGAACAGTAATGATCCTGTGCTTCTCACCTACTTCGTCTATTCCTCCCACCTTTACACTAAGGAGGTTTGGATTTCCTATGACATACTGCCGTAAGGCACTATGAAATAGAAATTCACCTGGTTCTTTTTCCGCAAGGATAAAATTGCAGGTAATCTCTCCCGTTTGTAGGTCAATCATATTACATGACTTTTCAGAACAAATCAGTTCTCTTGCGAAAGCTGATTTTCCACC